GCCGCCGACAGCCTGGCCGCCGCCACCACCTGGGTGCGGTCGCTGACGGAAGCGGCCACGGCCGCCGAGTCCATCACCACCGCCGGCACCTTCGCCGCGTCGATCACTGAAGCCGCCAGCACCGCCGACGCGCTCACCTCGGCCGTCACCTGGGCCCGCGCGCTGACCGAAGCCGCCAGCGCGTCCGACCTGGCCACCGCCATCATCCACGCCGTCGCCGCGCTGACCGAAGCGGCCTCGGCCGCCGACAGCCAGACCACCGGCAGCATCTACACCGGCAGCGTGAACGAAGCAGCAAGCGTGGCCGACGCGCTGACCGCCGCCGCCACGCTGGTGGCCCTGCTGACCGAGGTGGCCACCACCAGCGACGCCGCCAGCTCGGCCGCCACCTGGGTGCGGCTGCTGACCGAACCCGCCACCGTGGTGGACAGCGTGGCCGGTGCGCAGGGCGCCACGTACACCGCCAGCGTCACCGAAGTGCTGGCGGCGGCCGAGCTGCTGGTGGCGGTGCTGGCCGCGCAGGGCGTCATCAGCGCCCCGCCGCTCGGCCACGGCTTCGGCATGTCGCGCCGCGTCACCCAGGCCGGCCGCAGCCGGCCTGCCAACCTGAACAGCCGAACCCGGTGACACCATGCCGCTGACCCTCATCACAGACGCCACCGTCGAGCCCGTAACGCTGGACCAGGCCAAGGTGCAGTGCCGCATCGACCCCGACATCACGGCGGAAGACGACCTGCTGCAGACCCTGATCACCGCCGCCCGCCAGCAGTGCGAGCAGGAGCTCGACCGTGCGCTCATCACGCAGACCTGGGAACGCGTCATCGACGCCTTCCCGGAAGTCGAGATCGAGCTCGGCGTGCACAAGGTGCTGGGCATCACGTCCGTCACCTACATCGACGCCGCCGGCGCATCGCAGGTCATGGACTCGGCTGACTACTCGCTCGACGCCGACACCAAGGGCGGCTTTCTGCTGCCTGCCGTCGGCACCACCTGGCCGGCCACGCTGGACACCGCCAACGCCGTGCGCGTGCGCTTCACCTCCGGCTACGGCCCCACGGCCGACCTGGTGCCGGGCGCCATCAAGGCCTGGATCCTGGCCAAGGTGGGCGACCTGCACCCCAACGGTGACAAGGTCACCACCGACCAGCAGGCCCGGCTGGACCGCCTGCTCGACCCGTTCCGGGTGTGGGGCTGACATGCCGCGCCAGGTCACCCCGCGCACCATGCGCACGCAGATCACGTTGCAGACAAAGTCGGAAACGACCAACAGCCTGGGCGAGCTGGTGGCGACCTGGGCCGACGACGTCACCGTGTGGGCCGAGTCGACGCCGACGCGGGCGCGCGACCAGTTCCAGGCCGGCAAGGAGCAGCTGCCCTGCGACGTCGTGTTCCGCATCCGCTACCGCACCGGCATCACCGCCGGCACGCACCGCGTGATGTGGCGGACCGAGCCCTACGAACTGCACGGCGATCCGATCGACGTGGACGGCATGCGCACAACGCTCGAACTCATGTGCATCAAGGGCGTGCGCGATGGCCGTTGAAACCAGCTTCCAACCGATCGCCGGGCTGACCGAGGCAATCGCCACGCTGAAGGCGCTGCCGGACAAGTTGCGCAAGCGGGCCTTGCGCAACGCGCTGGCAGCCGGCGCGCGCCTGGTGCGCGACGAGGCCAAGCGCAAGGCCCCGGTGATCAGCGCTTCGGACCCTGCGGTGCGCAAGGGCTGGCGCAAGCCGGGCACGTTGAAGAAGGCGATCACGGTGCGCACCAGCAAGGTCGCGCGGCGCGCCGGCAATGTCGGCGTGTTCGTCAACGTGCGGCCGGCGAAGGGCGCCGTCTTCCGCAAGGGCGTGCAGGTCAAGGGATCGCAGCGCGGCGCCAAGAACCCTTCGGACCCATTTTTCTGGAGATTCGTTGAATTTGGGACCAAGCGAGCGAAGGAGCGCAAGTTCTTGCGCGAAGGCGCGCAACAACTCGGCCGCGCGCTGGAGGCATTCAAGGCGGCCATGAGCGTCGCGCTCGCCAAGATCAACGCGAACCCGAAGGCCAACTCATGAGCGCAGCGGAAGACCTGCGGACCGCGCTGCTGGCGCACACCGCGCTGACGGATGAAGTCGGCCAGCGCGTGCGGCAAGACCTGGGCGACGCTGGCGACGACTACCCGTTCGTCGTGTTCAAGCAGGTCGGCAAGGAAAGCATCCGCGGCCTCGACGGCAGCCTGCACGCGCGGGTCGACGAGTTCCAGGTCGAGAGCTGGGGCACCACGCGCGCCGACAGCGCGGCCATTCACGACATCGTCGAGGCGGCACTGCTGGCCGCAGACATCGAGTGCGACCCCGCAGAGCCCGACGCCATCGACCCCGAAGTGTGGGCCAAGGCCTGCATCTGGAACGTCCGCATCTGGACCACGTAGGCACGCCACCCACCACCCCAACCAGCCGCCCACCGAGGCGGCTTTTTCGTTCCTGAAAGGACCTTGAAATGACCTCAATCGTCGGGCGGGGCATCCGCATCGAGTTCGGCACCGTCGAAGGCGCCGCCAAGACCGTCAGCGCCATCACCCAGGCCGACCCTGGCGTGGTCACCAGCACGGCCCACGGCCTGGCCAACAAGTCGGTGGGCTACCTGCGCAGCGTCGAGGGCATGGTCAACCTGGAAGGGCAGGCCTGCCGGCTGGCCAACCAGGCCACCAACACCTTCGAGCTGGAAGACATCGTCACCACCAACCTGCCGGCCTTCACGGGCACGGCGGAGTTCGTGCCCATCACCACCTTCGCCACGCTGGGGCGCATCACGTCCTACAGCATCGGCGGCGGCGAAGGCGAGAAGCTCGACGACACCGTGCTGCTGGACAACATCAAGCAGGAACTGCAGGGCCTGCTGGCCGCGCAGACGGTGACGTTCAACCTGAACGCGATGACCATCAGCGACAGCGCCATGGCAACCCTGCGCCGCGGCGCCCGGGACAGCACCTATTACGTCTTCCGCATCACCCTGAACGACGGCGCGGTGCGCGTGTTCCGCGGCCAGCCGTCCATGCCCGGGGAAGACGTGCAGAAGGGGGCCATCGGCACCGGCACCTTCAGCGTGACGGTCAAGGGCTTCGTGATTGAAGGTGCGGCCTGATGTCCGAGCACGCCGCGCTGATCAAGCAGCTGCTGGCGGCCCGCGAGCACTGGGTCGACCTGGCGCCCGGCAAGGCGGTCAAGTTCCGCCGGCCGATGGAGGGCGAGCTCGAAGGCATGTTCCGCGGCACGCCCAAGCGCTTCAACGTGCTGCTGGAAGACGTGCAACGCTACGCCGTCGACTGGCGCGGCTTCAGCGAAGCGGACCTGCTGGGCGCCACCGTCGGCAACAGCGACCCGCTGGCCTTCAGCGCCGAAGTCTGGGCGCTGGCCGTGGGCGACAACCTCGACTGGCTGCAGGCCGCCCGGCGCGGGCTTGAAGGCGTGCTCGCGTCGCGCATCGAAGCCCGGTTGACCGCCGCGGGAAACTCAGACGCCACCTCGACGCCGAAGCCCGCGGCGACGACGGTGGCGACGAGCTAGGCCTGGCGGGTGACGACCCTGAGCCGCTGCCGGCGCTGACGTTCGAGCAACGCATGGCCGCACGCGCTCGCAACCTGCTGCAGAACGGCATGGGCGGCATCGATTGGTCCGGCCTGCCGCTGGTGTGCGCCTACCTGGGCGTCACGCAGATCGAGCCGTTCATCGACGCGCTGCAGGTGCTGCTGACCTACGAACCGCCGTCCGACCAGGGCGGCAAGGACTGACATGGCCCTCGCAACCCTCAGTGTGGACCTGGAGGCCCGGCTCGCCAAGTTCGAGCAGGGCATGGACCGCGCCGGCCGGCTGCTGGAAAAGCTCGGCAGCGGCGCCACCACGGCCGGCGGTCGCGTCGGCGAAATCTTCGCCGGCAACCTGCTGGCCGACGCCGCCGGCCAGGCGCTGCAACGGCTGGTGACCTTCTTCCCGCAAGTGATCGACGGCGTGTTGGCCATCAAGGACCTGGCGGAGGCCACCGGCAGCAGCGTCGAGAGCATCAGCGCGCTGGACGACGTGGCCCGCAGGTCGGGCGACAGCCTGCAGGTCGTCGAAGGCGTGATCATCAAGTTCAACGCGGCCTTGAAAGAGGCCGACGGCAAGAACGGCATCAGCCAGGCGCTGCAGGCGCTGGGCCTGAACGCCAAGGAACTGCGCGACATCGACCCGGCCGAGGCCCTGCAGAAGACCGCGCAGGCGCTCAACGGATTCGCCGACGACGGCAACCGCGCCCGGCTGACGGCGGAACTTTTCGGCAAGGGCGTGAAGGATGCGTCGACGTTCCTTCGCGACCTGGCCGAGGCCGGCAAGCTCAACGCCACCGTGACCACGGCGCAGGCCGAGGAGATCGACAAGCTCAACAAGAACATCGCCGGCCTGCGTGCGAACGCCGACCAGGTCGGTCGCGCCATCGCTGGCGTCTTCGTGCCGGCGATCAATGAACTGTTCGACGTGCTGGGCGGCAAGGGGCCGGGGTTCCTCGAAACCTATCTGGCCGTCCCGCTGCAGACCGCCACCGTGCTGGGCGCGAATGTCGCGTTCGTGCTCAAGGCGATCGGCGTCGAGATCGGCGGCATCGCGGCGCAGGCCGTCGCTGTTGCGACGCTCGACTTCAAGGGCGCGCGCTCGATCGGCGCTGCGATGTCCGAGGACGCAGCAAAGGCCCGCGCAGAGTTCGATGCGCTGGAGCGCCGGCTGCTGCAGATCGGCACCGCGGCACAGGCCACCTACTCGAACGAAGGCCGCAACCGCACGCCTGCCGCGCCGAAGCTGCCCTTCCTCGACTCGTCGAAGCTCAAGGACGCCAAGTCGTCTTTCGAGGACTACCAGCAGACGCTGACCCGCGGCCTGGCCAGCCTGATCGAGCGCACCGACACGGTGAAGCTGGCCGAGCTCAACAACCAGCTGAACAAGCTGGCCGAACTGTCGGCCGCCGGCCTGGACCCGAAGATCGTCGAGCAGGTGCAGCGCCTGCTGGTGCCGCCGTCCGGCCCGAACAGCGGCCCGCAGATCAGCGACGAGATGAAGCGGCTGAACGACCTGCTGGCCCAGACCGACAGCGCCAAGTTGGCAGCCGCGTCGAAGGACGCCGCCATCCTGCGCGACGAGCTGAGCAAGACCGCGGCCGGAACCGCCAAGTACGAGCAGCTGCAGGATGCGCTGCTTGACGTCGAGACGGCCATCGACGCCCTGGCCAAGACCTTCCCGAACCTGACCGCAAAGGTCGACGAGTCGGCGATCGCCATGCAGCAGACCATCGAGGGCGCGCTCGGCGAAAGCCTGCGCTCGGCCATGCGCGGCAACTTCGACGACATCGGCAAGATGTGGGGCAACCTGCTACTCGACATGGCAGCGCGCGCCGCGACCGCGCAGCTGATGGACAAGCTGTTCGGCGCTGTGGGTGCTGGCGGCACGCGCACCGGTGGCGGCTGGCTTGACGATGCCGCGAAGTGGTTCTCCGCGATCCGGGGCAGCGCCAACGGCAACGCCTTCGGCCGCGGCGGGCTGTACGCCTTCGCCAATGGCGGCGTGGTCAGCGGCGCCACGCCGTTCACCTTCGGCGGCGGCAAGCTCGGCGTGATGGGCGAGGCCGGCGACGAGGGCGTGTTCCCGCTCAAGCGTGGCCGCGACGGCAAGCTCGGCGTCGCCGCTACCGGTGGCAGCCGTCCCGTCGTCGTGCACAACAACATCACCGTGAGCGGTGACCCGAACCCCGCGACGGTGGCGACGATGCAGGCCATGCTGGCGCGCAGCAATGCGCAGCTCGTGCGCGGCTTCAAGACTGGCACTGTGGGGGCTGGCTGATGGCGACCGTCGACTGGCCGGCGCTGCGCGCCTTCTCGCCCGCGCGCATGCGCTTTGGCGCGTCCACCCCGAAGGCCGCATTCTCGGCGATGTTCACCGGGCAGACGCAGACCATCAGCCACGCGGCCGACCGCCTGCTGTGCACCATCACGCTGCCGCCATGCTCGCGCGCCGACGCCGGGCTGCGTGAATCATTCTTCATGGCGCTGGCATCGACCGGCGACTGGGTGCGCCTGGGCCACCGCCAGCGGCCGGCGCCGCTGGGCACGCTGCGCGGCTCGCCGACGGCGCAGGCATCCGCAACCGCTGGCGCGCGCACGCTGAGCGTGCAGACCACGGCCGGCGCGACGATGCTCGGCGGCGACATCCTGGGCGTCAACGGGCAACTTTTGATCGCGGCCTATGCCGGCGCCACGGCCAACGGCTCGGGCGTCATGTCGCTGCCGCTGGTGCTGCCGATCCGAGCTGCCATCTCGTCGGCCGCCGCGCTGACCTGGAACGCGCCGACCGCGACGTGGCAGCTCGCCACCGACATGATCGACTTCACCTACATGGCGCCGGCCCTGCAAGACGGCCTGGACATCCCGCTGCGCGAGGTCTACTGATGCGCACCCTGAACACGGACGCGCAGGCGCTGCTGGCCCGCATCGAGGCCGGCGAGCAGATCCCGCTGGTGCAGCTTGTCGCCATGCTGTTCCCCGTGCCGCTGCTGTACACCACCGCCGGGCACTCGATCACATGGGACGGCGACACCTACGTCTCCGCAGGGCTCGGCGGCATCGAGCCGATCGAGGACTCCACGGGCGACGTGCAGGCCCTGCAGTTCAGCCTGCCGGGCATCACGGCGGAACAGATCGCGCTGGCGCTGACCGAACCCGTCGAGGGCACCACCGTGCACGTGTACGACGCGCTGATCGACCCCGCCACCGGCGTCGTGGCTGACGCGGTGCTGGCGTGGTCCGGCACGCTGAACGTGCCGTCCATCGAAGACGGCCAGACGGCCACCGTCGTCGTGACGGCCGAACACCGCGGCATGGCCGCGCTGCGCCCCAAGCCCAGCCGCTACACCGACGACGAACAGCAGCGCCTGTTCCCCGGCGACACCAGCCTGAACATCGACCCCGAGACGGACGCCGGCCCCATTGCGTGGCCCAAGGCGTCCTTCTTCCGCCAGGAATGAGCCGCCTGCACCGCATCAGCCAGTTGCGGCCGGCTGGGGCCGCGCATCGGCTGCACGCGCTGGTGCTGGAGCGGCACGACCAGCCGTTTGCGTGGGGCATCCGCGACTGCTGCCTGTGGGCGGCGGATGCGGTCTATGCCGTGACCCTGCGCGACCTGGCCAGCGACATCCGCGGCGGGTACTGGAGCGCGCGCCAGGCCGCCCGCGTGCTGCGTGGCCGTGGTGGCCTGCACGCCCTGGTGACCGCGCGCATGGGCAACCCGATCACGCTGGACGAAGCCATCGACGGCGACGTCTGCATGCTGGTCCCGGAAGCGCAAGAACACATCCCCAGCCTGGGCGCGCTTGGCGTGCTGTGGCGCGGGTCGATCCTGGCACAAGGCGACAAGGGGCTCTGCGTGCATCGAACCAACATGGCGTCGGCGTGGTGGGGGGCTAACCCGTGAGCAAGGCAGCAGGCAACTACGTTGCCGCCATTGTCGCGGCGTACTTTGGGCAGTACCAGCTGGCGGCCACGTTCCTGATGTCTGGCGCGGCCGCGGAGAAGCAGCGCCGCGCTCGCAACCAGGCGCGCGACGCGTACAACGCGGCGTTGCAGGACCGGATGACGTTGACCGACCTGCAGCCGCGTGCACCGCGCACGCTGGTGCTGGGCCGCGTCCGCACCGTCGAAGGCATCCGGCGGCGCTGGGCCACAGGCACCCACGACGAGAACCTGACGCTAATCGTCAGCTTCGCCGGGCATGAGATCGACGGTTTCGAGACCTTCTGGTTCAACGACCAGCCGCTGCGGCTGGACGTCGACGGCTATGTCGAGACGCCCGCTCAGCTGACCGGCTGCAGCGTGGTGCGCAGCGGCACCACGGCCATCCTGACCAAGACCGCGCACGGCATCGCCGACGGCGAAAAGGTGCTGGTCGCCGGCTTCTCGCTGCCCGAGTTCAATGGCCAGTTCACCGTCTTCAACAGCACCGCGAACACCTTCAGCTACGTCATCCCGCATGCAGGCACCGGCGACCCGCCGGGCACGCCAGGCACCGTCGATGTGCTGACGCCGTACACCAAGACCGAGAACGTCACCGAGTACCTGACAGGCACGCTGGACGGCGCGGGCGAGGCGACCGTGACGCTGACGAGCTCGCCGCTCGGCGGCGCGGTGGCGGCCATGTGGTCCACCGGCACGGGCGAGTCATCGGAGCAAGGCACGGTCACCGTCACCCAGGACACCGGCCTGGTGTACGACCTGACGGAAGGCCGGCCTGGTGCCGGCTACCAGGTCAGCTGGCAGACCGTGCAGGTCACGCCGATGGCGCGCATCCGCACCTACCTGGGCACCGACACGCAGACCGTCGGGGCTGACCTGGCGGCAGAGTACCCAGGCAAGCTGACGGCGACGGACGACTTTGCCGGCATCGCGCTGGCAGTCATCGACCTGACCTACAGCGAAGACGCCTACCCGCAGGGCGTGCCGAACATCACGGCGACGCTCAGGGGCGCCAAGTGCCTGGACCCGCGCGACGACACGACGGCCTGGACGGAGAACCCGGCGCTGCACGCGCTGCACTATGCGACGTGGGACCACGGGTGGCGCGTGCCCATCGGCGAGATCCGTGAGCAGGATGTGATCGACGCGGCCGACGAGTGCGACATCTCGACCACCTTCACGCTGGGCGCCGACGACTACACACTGGAGCGCTACCGCTGCGGCATCGTCATCAGCAGCGCGGCCGATCCGCGACAGTCCATGGGCGACATCATGGAGACGATGGCCGGCCGCTGGGGCTGGGCCGGCGGCACCCTGCGCATGCGCTGCGGGCGCATGGCCACGCCGGCGTGGTCGCTCGACGCGTCGTGGGTGGCGCAGCAGGTGGGGCAGGGCGGCCAGGCCGCCGGTGGGCCGGTGGTGCGCATCAGCAACGGCGTCCCGCGCGAGGAACGCGTCAACAGCGTGGCCGGCACCTGCATCGACCCCGCGCAGCGCTACCAGGCGCTGCCTTACCCCACCGTCAGCGACGACGTGCTGATCGCCGCCGACGGCGCCGAGTACCGGCTCGAAGCCGACCTGCCGGGCGTCAACCACATCGCGCACGCGCAGCACCTGGCGAGCATCACGATCCGCGAGGGGCAGGCGCCGCTGCGCATGGAGGTGCAGTCCAACCTGTCGGCCTACCCGCTGGAGCTGTTCGACGTTGGCACCGTCACGCTGGCGCGCTACGGCATGACCGACAAGACCATGGAGGTCATCGGCTGGCGCTGGCGCCCGACGGAAGGCGTGCAGCTGCGGCTGGCCGAGATCACCGAGGCGATGTTCGAGCCGGTCGACACGCTGAACGGCCGCGACCCCGCGCCCAACGGAAACCTGCCTTCGCCCTGGTACGTGGCCCCGGTCACCGGCGTCGATGTCGACTCCGAAGCAGAGATCCAGCCGGACGGCGCGGTCCTGACGCTGACCGTCGTGACCTGGGACGCGATCGTGTCGCAGGCCGTGCTCACCGGTGGGCGCATCGAGGTGCAGTACACGCGCGCCAATGCGATCCCGGCCACCGGCGACTGGCCGAGCTGGGTCGAGCAGGGCGGCGCCACGTCGGCAACGATTCCCGGCTTGAAGGCGCAGGCCTTCTACCTGTTCCGCGTGCGCGCCATCAACGCGCTGGGCGTGCGCGGCCCGTGGTCTGCGCAGGTGCTGCACCAGGTGCTGGGCGACCTGGGGCCGCCGGAGGACGTGACCGGCTTCGCCTACGTCGCCAAGCTCGGGCAGGTGGTGTTCAGCTGGGACCCGTGCGAGGCCAACGACTACGCCGTGACCGAGATCCGCGTCGGCGCCAGCTGGGCAGCCGGCGTGTTCGGGTGGGCCGGCAAGGCGTCCGACTACAAGCTCGCGCGGCCCGACAACGGCACGTATCTGCTGTGGGCCAAGCACAAAGACACGTCGGGCAACTATTCGACGAACGCGGTGTCGCTGTCGGTCACGGTGGACGACAGCATCGACGGCGGCGGTGGTGGCGCGCTGGTGCTGACGGTTGAGCCGGCGCCCATCTTCACCTTCGCCGACGGCACCACGCACACCAGCGTGTCGCCCGACCTGACGTTCACCGCGCACCTGGTCGGGTTGTACGGCACGGCATCGTTCACCGCCGAGGCGTTCAACGCGCTGTCAGGCGGCACCAGCCTGGGCGCCGTCACCCTCAGTGGCACGGGCAACGCGCGCACCCTCAGCGCCGCGCAGTTCGTGGCGGCCGGCACGTCGGGCAGCGTCAAGCGCGTCGACGTAACTGCGACCCTCGGCGGCGCCTTCGACACGGCCAAGGCCTTCCGGTATGACCCGACCGTCAGCGGCCCCTTCCTGTACCTCGACAACCCGGTGCACCCGGTGCAGACCGACGAGTCGGGCGAGGTCGGGAACTACACCGGCGCCTTCACGCATGCCGCGCTGATCTTGGCCGGCGCCGACGACACGACGAACTGGACGTTCTCCATCACGCCGGACTCGGGCGTCACGGCCACGATCAACGGCGGGGCTGGCCCCGTGACCGGGGCGGCCATCGTCACCATCGCCGTCAGCGACATGACAATCGACGACGGCGTGGTGCTGGTGACCGCCACGAAGACCGGGCAGACCACGCAGACCGCCGACTTCCGCGTCATCAAGCGGCCGGCGCAGGGTGTCGAGCGGCTGCTGTACTTCTCGCCGCGCAGCGACATCGTGCTGCCGGTGGACGCAGCCGGCACCGTCACCAGCTTCACCAACGCCTGGACCGATGCGCTCGTGCGCCTGAAGTCTGGCGTGGACGCGACCGATCAGTACACCTTCAGCAAGGTGGACGAGAACGTCACCAGCGCCCTGGTCGACAACCGGATCACCATCACCGCATGGGTGCCGCTTGGCACCTTCGGCAGCACCGTCAGCGTCACGCCCGGCGTGGGCGCCACCGGCTGGGAGCGGCCGGCGCCGCTGGTGATATTCGGCGACGGCGTGTGGCTGCAGCCGGGGCTGAACACCAACATCTTCGCCCCCTTCGCGGTGGCCCGCCGGTCGACCGACTACGAGACGTGGGACGACGTCAGCCTGCCGGCCACCGAGCACTGGTCGCTGGGCTCCTACACCGACGGCGCGTTCGTCTTGGCGAACAACTCCAACAGCAACCAGGTGTTGAGGTCGGACGACGGCGGGCTGACCTTCAGCGCGGTCACGCTGCCCATCACCAACGCCTTCCAGCACGTCCGCGGCCAGGCGGGCACCTTCATCATCCTGCCCAACGGGCACACCACGGGCCTGCGGTCGACCGATGGCGGCGCGTCGTGGTCGTCCATCACCGTGCCGTCTGGGCCGTTCGACCTGTGGGGCGTTGGCATCGGGCGCTGGCTGTTCAAGAACAGCTCCAGCGGCTACTCGATCAGCCTGGACAACGGCACCAGCTGGTCGTCGACGTCGCCGCCGGCCGCGCTGAAGTCGGCCATCGGCTTCAAGGGCATCATCGTCGCGGCCTACAGCGGCGCCAGCACGCAGGTGGCCTACAGCGAAGACGCGGGCGCCACCTGGGCCAACGCGCTGCTGCCGGCCAGCGTGACCGACGGCAAGCTGCTGAACCTGAACGGGGTGCTGTACCTGTACGGCTCGGCCCTGGTGCACTACAGCCTGGACGGCAAGCGCTGGCAGGGGTCCGGCGCCACGGTGACGAACAGCGACTGCTGGTGCGTGTCGGCCGACGAGATGGTCACCGACATCTTCCCGCTGCTGAACAACCTGTCCGGCATCTGGGCCAAGATGCCGCTGTTGGCCACGGCCGCCACCGAAGGCGCAGTGCATGTCACGGCGCACAAGGATGGCGAAGAAGACCTGACCGCCACGCTGCCTGTGCAGCTGGGCGCCGTCACGCCGCCGACCCAGGTAAGCAACATCAACCCGGCGGTGGCCATGGTGCCGTCCACCGCCGATGGCGTGGTCACGGACTACACCAACGCCTCGTTCACGGTCACCGTGGTTGAGGCGTCGCTGACCGTCACCAGCGACTACGCCTGGACCTGGACAGCCACGCACCTGACGCCCAGCAGCGGCAGCGGCGCCACGGCCACGTTCACCGACATGGACGCGGCGTACGACAGCGGCCGCGTCAGCTTCGTCGGCGTGCAGGCCGGCAAGGACCCGGTGCGCCTGAGTGCCGACGTGGTCAAGTTGAAGGGCACAGACGACAGCGGCATCGTCATCGGCGCGGCGTACACCGTGTCCTCGGTGACGAACACCTACGTCGAGATCCGGCTGACATCCAGCGGTGTGGTCGAGAAGCGCGAAGGCAGCGGCGGGTCCTGGGAGCGCATTGGCCAGTGGGCAGCACCCGAAGGCGCCAGCGTCGGCGCCGGGGCCTGGGTGCGCTTCGACATCTTGAACACGCCCGACGGCACGTCCACCGTGACCGGCACCACCGGCAGCTTCCTGGCGCTGACCAGCAACCGCGGCATCAGCCTGTCGGACACGTCCACCGGCACGCACAAGGTCGAGCTGGTGGTCTATCTCAGCCCCAACAGCGGCGGCACCTTGCCGCGGGCCAGCCTGGTCACCCTGTTGTTGATCGTCCCGTAGTAGGAGAAGCACATGACCATCCAAGTCGGCCCCCAGATGACCGGCACGCCGCCGGCCGCTGGCGTGTACGTCGCAGCGTTCGCAGACGACCCGCAGACCGAGGCGCTGAGCTACTGGGATGGCAAGTCTTGGGGTCACACCGGGCACAACATCGTGCAGGCCATGCAGGGCTTGAAGGTCGGCGACAGGCTGCCGCTGTTCCGGCGCTACTGGTGGACGCGGGCGCTGTACTGGCGCACCTACGTCAACAACGGGTCGGCGCTGGTCGATGCCTGGCGCGACGTGCGGGGGTGACGCGATGCCGACACAGCAACCAGCACCGCAGCCCGACCCGTCAGGCTGGACCGTGAGCGAGTCCGACTGGGCACACCTGCACGGCCGCGTCGACACGCTTGAATCGTCGGTGCGCATCGTGGCCGCCGGGCACCAACTGCTGGCCGAACAGATGGCCGAGATCACGGTCAGCCAGCACCGCAGCGGCACGCGGCTGGACAAGATCAGCACCGAACTGGCAGCGAACACCGCCACCACGCGCGAGATCCTGGAGGCGACCCGCGACCTGCGCGACGTGGTGATCACCGCCCGCACCGGCGGCAAGTTCGCCCGCTGGCTGGCGCCCACGTTGCTGGCCGCGGCGGCGAGCATCGGCGTGGTCAAGGGGTGGTGGTCGGACGCCGCGGACTGGATCACGCGATGACACTGCCAGACCCCGCCCTGCCGTGGCCGATTCCGCTGGAGGCGGTGCGCCTGATCGCTGAAGCCGAAGGCCTGCGCCTGGCCGCCTACCGCTGCCCGGCCGGCGTGCCCACCATCGGCTGGGGTGAAACCGACGGCGTGACGATGGGCGACACCTGCACGCAAGAGCAGGCCGACCGCTGGCTCTGCGACGACCTGGCCGACCGCGCCAAGATCGTCCGCGCGATGTGCAGCGTGGCGCCGTCGCGCAACGAGCTGGGCGCGCTCGTCAGCCTGGCGTACAACATTGGCACCGAGGCCCTGCGCGGATCCACGGCGCTGCGCCTGCACAACGCGGGCGACCACCAGGGCGCCAGCCGTGCCATCTGCCTGTGGGACAAGGCCCGCGTCGGCGGTGCGCTGACGGTGCTGCCCGGCCTGACGGCCCGGCGGGCGCGCGAGCAGGCGCTGTATCTGACGCCGGATGAGCCGGTCACCATGGCCATGCCGCAGGCGGTGCAGGCTGAAAGCCCAATGGTGGCCAGCCCCATCGTCCAGGGCGGTGCAACGACGGCGGCCGGCGGCGGTGCGCTGGTGGCGCTGGAGGCCTTCAAGGACGACGCCAGCACTTTCGGCGAGTGGGCGAAGTGGGCCAAGACATTCGCAGCCGACACGTTCGGCCTGAGCCCGGAAATGATCCTGCCGGCCGTGCTGATCGTGGCCGGCATCCTGGTGGTCCGCTGGCGACTGAAGCAGCGCGCCGGGGGGTGGGCCTGATGTTCGCCCCGGTGCTGGCCATCGCGCGTGGCGTGCCGGTGTGGGTCTGGGCGCTGGTCGCCTGCCTGGCCTGGGGCGGCATTCAGCACCACCGCGCCGGCGCGCAGGCGCAGAAGCGCGCACAGGCTGAGCAAGCCGCAGCCGTGCAGGCCGTGGCCGCCGCCGAGCAAGCCAAGGCCCGCGAGCGCGAGGCCGAACTGTCCGAAGCCACCCGAAAGGCCGCCGATGCGTACCGATCCGACCTGGCGCGGCGCGCTGCCGCTGCTGCTGCTGTGCGTGCTGACCGTGACCGCCTGCTCGACACCGTTGCCGCCACCCCCGGCACCTGTGCAGCCACCCCGGGTGCCGCCGCCGCCAGCGGAATTGATGGTGCCGCCGCCCTCCGGGTCGTGGTCCGAGAGTGCACAGCAGCTCTATCGCAAGTGGCTGAAGCTGCTGACGCCGCTGACGCCCGTCTGATCGGGCTGCAGGACTACGTGCGGGCGACGCGGCCGTGATCGACTTCCGTCCGGTCGACCTGGCGGCGCCGCAGCTGACGGCGTCGCGCTGGGCGGTGGTGTGGTGGGTCGAAGGCGTGCGGCATGAGCGATATTGCGACGACAAGGCCCTGGCCATCGCCTACGCCGCGGCGCACCACGGCCTGGTCGTGCCGCTGGCCGCACTGGTGCCGTGGCCTGACCGACCGGGCGGCGCGTGACCTGGCTGCAGCGACTGGCCGAGCGCGCCCGCGAGCGCCGCAAGCAGGCCCAGCGCGACAACCCGCGCACGCAGCTGATGCAGGTCTGCATCCGGCT